AAGAGTCTGGATATTTCTATGAAGACCGGCAGTATCATGCTGAGATTATCGTAGTTATGCCGAAAGTGGATTCTTACTATCGTGGCAACTTTGAACGTAAGGTTAGGACTGATATTAACTTTAGAACGTTCATTCAGAACGGGCTTGGCTTTTTCCAGTATAAATAAAATAAAGTATATAAGAAAAGAGCTTAAATGGCTGTAACTAAATCACTTGCACTCGAAGACGGTAATTTACAAACGCCTTCGATCATTACGACAAGAAAAAGAAACTTTAGTGATCTTGACCTGACGTTTGCAGTCAAGTCTACTGGTGATGTGTACAAGAAGACTGATGCTGCTGCAGTGCGTCAGTCAGTGAAAACTCTTTTGCAGACCAATTATGGTGAGCGACCTTTTCGACCTTTTTTAGGTGCAAACTTAAGATCTAAACTCTTTGATAACTTTACTCTTGAAGAAAATGCAGCAGTTATCGAAGACGCTATTATAGATGTTCTAGCTTTCTATGAACCAAGAGCTTCTGTTCTAGCAGTGGATGTAGACGACAACCCAGATAGGAACTACCTCAACGTAAGAGTAGAATTCCAAGTAGTTAACACAGAAGAGATTGTAGTACTAGAGACTTCAGTATCAAGGATTAGATAAAAATGGCAACAACTATTAAAGCATCAGATCTTGACTTTGATAACATCAAAGCGTCACTGAAGAGCTATCTGTCTGCTAAGGATGAGTTCGAAGATTACGACTTTGAAGGTTCTGCTCTATCTAACATTATGGATGTCTTGGCGTACAATACTCACCTAAATGGTCTTGTTGCTAACTTTGCTCTAAATGAATCTTTCCTTCCTACTGCACAGCTCAGAACCTCACTGGTCAACCATTCTCTTTCTTTTGGGTACATCCCGAGATCAAAGACTGCATCCAGAGCAACGCTGGCTATTAGTGTTAACCTACAGTCTGCTTCTGTAAAACCAGAGGTAGTTACTCTTCCTGCAGGTACATCGTTCACTGCAGTTGTAGAAGGCGTAGAGTACACGTTTAGAACTTTGATCGACTACATTGGCTACGATACTACCGGATCTGGTATCTATACGTTCGTCGATCCACTTGGTAATCCTACAGTTACTGTACTGGAAGGAGCAATTAGCGTAAAAACGTTTATTGCTGAACCTGGTACAGACAGACAAGTATATGTTGTTCCAGATCAAGACTTAGATCTTTCTACTGTTGCTGTTCAGGTATATGACGACTTGAACTCTGACACATTCACTAGTTACTTTAGTGCTAATGCTACTTCTGGTGGCCAGATTATTGCTACTATTGACGAAAACACAGCGCTTTATCTTCCTCTTGAAACTTACAACGGCTACTGGGAATTCAACTTTGCTATTGGTGGTTTGACGGGTAACAACCCAACAGAAGGTCAGGTCATTCGTGTTACGTATTTAAAGACCAATGGTAAAGATGCAAACGGTGCTAGTGTCTTTACTCCAACATTCCCTAACCTTACAGTTAACAACGTAGCTTATCCTCTTTCGATTACTACAACTGCTAAGTCTGCGTTTGGTGCTGATAAAGAATCTACAGAGTCTATTCGAGTTAACGCTCCTCTGTCCTACCTTGCACAGAACAGACTGGTTGCTCCCAGTGATTACCGTGGAGTAATTGCTAACGGCGTACCTGGTATTAAGTCCATTAACGCTTGGGGTGGAGAGGATAACATCCCTGCTAAGTATGGAAAGACTATGGTGTCTATCGTATATGAAGATACCCTTACACCAGCTCAGATCGCCGGGGTTGAGCAGGCTATTAAGACTAATTTAACAGATCCACTTTCTGTTGTAGGTGTTGAAGCAGAGTTTGTACAACCTACGTTCCAATACATTAACGTTAACACCTCATTTAGATATAACGTTTCTGCTACCAATCTGACTCTTGAAGGTATTAACTCTAAGGTTAAAAATACTATAGAAACATACTTTGCTAATAACACTGGCAAGTTTAACGACGTTATTAGAAAATCTAGGCTGCAATCAGTAGTAGATGCGGCAGATCCTTCTGTGCTTGGTAATGACATTGACTTAACTATGACATCTAGATTTGTACCTGTAAAGAACACGGCAGGATCTTTTATTAGATCTGCTTATACCATTAACTTCTTAAGTACTATCGCTGCTCCTCAGATGACTGCAGCAGAATCGATTATTACTAGCAGTAGATTTGTTTATAACTCTAAAGTCTGTACTTTAAGAAATGCACCTCTGCATTCAACTAAAATTCAGATTATTGATATTAATTCTAACGTAGTAGTAGATAATATTGGCTCTTATAATCCTACTACTGGTACAGTTTCTCTGACAGGATTCTTACCAGAATCAATCGTTTCAGGACAAGACTTTATTTCTGTTAATGCAATACCAAGAGATGATTCAGTATTTAAGCCTCTGAGAAACACTCTTATTACAATCGGTAGTAATACTGCAAACGGCATTCCTGATGCGGACCAAGCACTTTCAGTAGTAGGTGTGACTAACTAATGGCTAATGTAAAATCTCTTGTCGACTATAACAGGAAAAACGTAACCACGTATGGTGGCCAGGTTAAACCTGTTATTCCTGAGCACTTTACTGAGCAATATCCAGACCTAGTTAAGTTTTTAGAAGCCTACTATGAATATTTAGATAGTGATGGTCAGTTTGGTAACCGTATCAATAATCTTTTTAATACTAAAGATATTGACGAAGCAGACTCTGAGATTAGAGACCTTTTGTTTACAGAAAGAGTTCCAGGCTTATCTGCAGATCAGTTTCCTGCACCATCTTACTCTTACAAGCTTCTTCCAGCGTTCTACAAGGCTAAAGGTACTAACTTCTCTGTTGATGGGTTCTTTAGATACTTTTACCAAAGTAACATTGAAAGAATTCTTCCTCGAAAAGATATGTTCATTGTAGGTGAAAGTGAAGTTGGCGCTCAGTCACAAAAATATATTCAAGATTCTTACTTTTATCAGATCTATTCTATTCTGATTAAAACCAATATTCCTGCCATAGCCTATGCAGGATTCTATAAAAACTTCCTACATCCTTCTGGGTATGCTGCATTCTATCAAAACAGTTTTGAAGAAGTTGCCACGGTAGGATTCTCGCCAGCAACAGAAATCATCGATCTTGATCTTGGTGCATTCGAAGCAGGTACTTTGGTGGAAGCTATCGGAAGTATTGGCATCGGAGGAATTGGATCAGTGACCCATACAGATTCTAGCCTTGATAGAAGATTCTACTCTGATAAGTCCTTTAACTTCTACAATGAATACGAAAAGGCTTATTATGAAAAGAGTGAAGGTATTCTTGCTGATTCGCCATACAATGGTCAGTATGTAAGTATCGCAGATCTACTGGATCCGAACTCGCCAAGATGGTCGAGCGATACTGACAGCTCTGAATTCAGATTTAATATGTCTGATTCTGATACGTCCCGTGGCGACTTTAGTGATAGTGTCGATTCTGGTACATTCGATACTGTATCGCCATTCCCAGGCATCAAGTTCTCTAATGCTCTGGAAACATTCGATGAAGACCAGTTTAACTTCTACGACGACTTTACTTACGCAGATTCTACTGCTATGTTAGCAGGATCTGATACAGAGTGATTATAAATAAATTTACGCTTTTTATATAGGAAATGAGTAATGCCAACTTACTTCGACTCTAGTCAACTAATCGATCTGGGATCGGCGCCAAACGCTAACGATGGCGATACCTTAAGAACAGCTGGTTCTAAGATCAATACAGCTCTGCGAGACATTGACAGTGCTTTGGATGCACTGGATTCTGACTTTAGAGTAGCCTTTGATTCATCCCAGATTGGAACTGATGCAATTAGCACTGCCAAAATTCAAGATGGTGCAGTTATTGCTTCAAAGCTTACTCCAGGCAGTTTAAGTAATACTGTATATGCAGGATCACTGAACTTTGACTCTGCTGCAGCAGACGACGTTATTACTATTAACGCTGCAGGACAAGTAGGCATTAACGATACTACTCCTAGCTACCAGTTAGACGTAAGGTCCAGCACAGGTACTACTACAGCAAACTTTAGTGGTCCTAGCAATACTACCATTAATCTTTACTCTGATAACAACGCTTCTGGTCCATTTAGATTTGTATCACAAGACGATGCACTGTACTTAAAGGCTCAGGCAGCTGCTATTAGTACTGACAACTCTTTCCTTAAATATGATGAACTTTCTAACAAGCTTAGACTGATGAGTGGCGCATACCTAGATAATACTGGTAATATGGGTATTGGCGTTGCTGCACCACAGACCAAATTGGATGTCAATGGTACTATACGTGCATCTAACGTTTCTTCTGGTACACCAACAGCTGCTGTAGAGCTTATCAGTACTGGCGGTATTGAAATTACTAGCGCTACTAGTGCAGGCTATATCGACCTAAAGAATAATAATGGCGAAGACTACGATGTTCGTCTGGCTACTAACTCTGCTGGCGACTTCTATATCTCCACACTTGGTACTACAAAGAGACTGACAGTCCTTGATACAGGTGAGGTTGGTATTGGTACTGATGCACCTACTCAAGAGCTTCATGTAGTAGGCCAGATTCTTAGCAGTGTTACCTCTGGCAATAATAACGGGCTGAGTGTAACTACCGGTGATAACGGTATATCTTATATCGTACTTAGCAACAGTACCGGTAACGTCCTGCTTAGAAAAGATGATGGTTTCAGCTCTATTAGAAACAATGATACTGATGAATTCAGAATTTATGGTAATGGAGTACATAACTTTACGTTCCAGCATGATGGCGACTTCTTTGCACGTGGCGACGTAACAGCATTTGCGTCTCTTTCTGATAGACAATTAAAAGAAAACATCGAGAACATTCCTAACGCTCTGGAAAAGGTTTCTAAGATTAACGGCGTAACCTTTAACTACATTGGTTCCAAAGAGTCTATGACTGGTGTGATTGCTCAAGAAGTACAAGAGGTACTGCCAGAGGTTATCTACGAGACCGTAGACAATACAAGAGAAGATGGTAGAGCACTGGCAGTTAGATATGGTAACATGGTAGGTCTTTTGATTGAAGCTATTAAAGAATTGAAAGCTGAAGTAGAACAGCTTAAGAATAAAGAATAAATACTTACAACTAATGGATTTGAGTAGGTAACATGACAAAACAGATATTAGATCTAGGTACGAACGCAAACGACGGAACTGGCGATACGCTTAGATCTGGTGGTACTAAAATCAATGCCAACTTTACTGAGCTATATACTATTCTGGGCGGTGACAGCCGAAACGATTCTGTTGGTATGCTTTTTGATAGTAATGGCGTAATCTATAGCGATGGTATCTATCAAACCAAACTAGAATTCCACGAGCACGAAGATTCTAATGTAACCGTCCATATGCCCCACCACTCAGGTGATCTGATTGTAATTGAATCTGGTACTGGTGGGCATCACGGTGGAGCAGACAGATATATCGACCTGAAAGATTCTGATAGCGGTAGCGCAGCAAGGGTCTTGTTTGGTAATGCTTATGATTCTTTAGGCGCACTTCCTAGCTCTACGGTCTACCACGGCATGTTTGCATTTGTACATGATGAAGGTGTGGCAGTGGTTGCTCATGACTCTGATGGTTGGGTTAATCTCATTGACAGTGATACCCTTACCAGTGGTCACGGTGCATACAGTGTTAATATGAAGACCGGTGCTGACCAAACAAACTTTACTAATCTTAGACTTACTACTCCTTATATTACTACGGCTATTGTAGATTCGAACGCTAACGAAATTTTAGGACTGACTAGTACTGGTGTACCTGCAAACTACGTTGAGATTTCTTCCAACGCTGGAGCAGATCCTAAAGTAGAAGCAGTTGGTGACAGTGCTAATGTTGGTATTGAAATTTCACCAAAAGGATCTGGTTCGGTATGTCTAAATAAGACTGCATACAAACCTCAAACAATGGAAGCAAACGGAGCGATTAGTGATTCTGCGTCATTAATTATTCTGAATAAACCTACTGCTTTGGCCGCATCTTTAGATAACGGAACAGAAGCAGGTGAGTATAAGATTTTAATTAATAAAAGTGCTGCAGATGCTACTATTACCCCTACAGCATTCAACCAAGGTACTTCATTCACGTTAAAGACCGGCGGTTCAACTCAGGTTATCTGGGACGGATCTGCTTGGTTTATAATTGGCGCTAAAGATTCAGCTGACGCTGACATTTCAGTT